GTGCTGAGACTTTGATCAATGTAGGCGGCGAGAACTGCTGCCGTCTTTAAATAATCAACACAGTCTCGTTGTTCCCACATCAGCTGATATCTAGTTTTAAGTCTTCTATAATCAGGTACTACTTGTACGAAAGATCCAGCTTTTGATTCTTTTACTGAAATCAGTTCCATGGGCATTTCAATACCGTTGGTAGAATTAAGCACCACACTACTAGATTCAACTGGTGCTACTGCCATTAATGTGGCATTACGTATGCCTGACCTTTTAAGTCTCATACGCAGTGGTTCCCAGTCAAGACTTGGAGTGAAGTCCGTTAGCTCATTGACACCCGGGGCACGTCGTTCCCAGGGGAATATTCCCCTACCGTAGTGGGTCTGCGACGATTTACCGCAAGCACCACGCTGCTCAGCCAATTCTACACTCGTTTCGGTTAGGTAATAGGCCTGATGTTCCATCCAACGCCTGACTTCCGCCAAAGCAGTTGGTTCGCCGTACTTGAGGCTCTTGCGAGCATGCCAATATGCCAGGTTGGTGATGCCAACCCCAAGTGGTTCAAAGTCTTGGTTAGCCAGTTCGCTTTGAATACTTAGGAAGTCTTGATAGTTTAATAAATTACTGAGACTGCGTACTAGTATGCGGCAGGCTCTACGCATGTCTTGTGGGTTGCGAAACGCCCCCCAATTTATACTGCCAAGAGTACAAAGAGCGATTCTTCCCTCAGCGTCTTCAATCCTCTGAAAAGGTCTCGTGGGTAATAATATCTCTTGGCAAAGATTTGATTGATATACTGGATCAAGCTCGGTGTCAAACGGACCTTGACGCTGAACGTTGTCAATGAACACAAGGTAGATGCGACCAGTGTCAGTGCGTTCCTTAAGTATGCCATTCTTAAAGATCTCGTCCGCTGGTAGTACCTTCTTCTTTTTTGTCGCATCGTGCTCATACTTGGTATATAGCCTTTCAAATTCCGCAGTATTTCTATAAAAGGCTTCGTATAGATCCGGAACTTCATGTGGATCAAACAGCGTGATATCTTCGCCGTTTTTATAACGACGCCAGAACATGGCATTTACTACCACTGAGTAATCCATTTGTCTAACACGAGTTTCTTCTGTGCCTTGATTATTTTTTAAAACAATAAGGTCCTCAAACTGTGCGTGCCAGATAGGAAATGTAACAGTACACGATGCATTGCGTATGCCACCTTGGCTACATGATCGCAGATCGCTAAACCACTTCTTCATAAATGGTACTAGACCTGTGTGCTTGATTTCACCATTGCGAATGGCGGCACCTAGTGGTCTAATACGACCAATCTCCAGGCCAATGCCAGCACGTTTACTGGCATATTTGGCCATCATTTCGCCAGCAGCGAATATGCTATCGAGGGTATCATCACTGCTGATAAGAACGCAACTACTGAACTGTTTAGTAGTAGTGCCAAGCCCAGCAAGCACAGGGGTGGCAAGAGTGAAATGGCCATCTGAAGCGCACTCATAGTAATCCTTGACGTATTTTAGTCTAGGTTCTCTAGGTTCATTGTGGAAGGCTGTAGCAGCAGCCACAGCATATCGTACCTGTGGTGTTTCAAAAACCCGGCCTGTGGCACGATTTTGTACTAGATATTTTTCACAAAGCTGGGCGATAGCAGCAAAGGTATAATTCTCATCTTTGTGATGATCAATAAACAAATCAATTATATTCCACTCATCTTGGGTATACCACTCTAGCAATTCCGGGGTATACATTCCGGCCTCTACGTTTTTCTTTACAATTTGGTAAAGTCGGGGCGGGTCATATTCTCCATAGACTTCTTTCCGCAGCATACTGAGACGCTGCCGCCCAGCTACGTACTGATAGTTAACATTGTTAGTTTCGGCATTATCAGTTTCGTCAATCAGCCCTACCATGGCCTGTAATAACAAAGCATCGATGGTTTCAGTGGTCATACCATCATGAAATTCAAGCTGTGCTTTGATTTCAATCATGCTAGGGCTTACCCCATCAATACCTCTGCAGGCATTAGCTACTTGTCTTTGAATTTTACTTATGTCTAACGGAACTCTTTTGCCGTTCCTCTTTATAACATGGATCACCTGCGACATATATCTTTGAATCCTTCTATTTTGCGTCGAGCTTGAGTTGCTCTGTTGTTATTTTTTGTTCTAGCTGTAAATCTTTAGCGATAGAACTTTTATTTACTATCGTATTGAACTCCAAATTAAGTATATATTTCCCGTTGTTGATCCATACTATATGGTGCGTGTCAAGCGGAGACCGATATATGCGTAATTCCAAATTATGTATAGTTTTATTGTAATGATCACTTAGATATAGAGTATACAACATACCTAATGATTTAGCAAGCTCACAGTAATAGTTTTCATAAACCAAAGTCCAGGGATCTGGCCATTCTTGCACATCATCAGGATGTAAGTAACGCGATACATAAGGAGCATAACTCCATAAATTAGAAGTATCTTTTAAAGCAGTTTCGAGGTCTTTTAGGCCGATATCTAGGCGAAAATGACGCCAATAACGAAGCCTTTCGTCAGGTTTGATTGTCCACATAAATTTGATTAACAGCTCACTACTATTGATTTAGATAATATTGCAGTTACATTCCCGGCATCTCTCAATGCCATCCAATAAGTTCCACTTGGTAAACCACTTCTAGAATAGGGTCCGGCAAATGGATACCACAAAGCCGGGTTTTCAGCTTCGGCTTGAGTGGTGTACCACCCAGTTAATATTCTACCAGCTATTTCATAAGTGCCTGTGCCTCCGGTAAAGTTGCTCATTTGTATGGTACCTAAACCAGAATCACAGCTATAACTAATATCAAAATTCAAAGGAGGCGGAGCCGCTGTGGTGCTGGTAGTTGTCGTTGAAGGTCCTAGTGTTGTCGAAGTAGTTGTGGTATCTAAAATAAAGATATTGCCATACATATCAGGATCATTTATAGCAACATAGTACAACCGGGTCGGTGCCGATAATGGAACGATAAACTCTACCGACCCATAATCGGTTACGTTATTAGTGACGCCCTCGGTCCACAAATCTGAGTTACCCGACGTTAATGCTGATTTAATAGCAAAAGGAAATCCTACAGCATCTATATTGAATACATATTTGTATCTTTTAGTAAAATACAAATCTAAATTGGTACTACCATTGATTAGATAATTAGTGGTATTGTATCTTGTAACAGCGTAAGTTCTACCAAAGGTCCAAGACAAAGTTGTAGTTGATGTAGTGGTCGAGGTTGATGTTGTAGTAGTAGTCGAGGTAGAAGTAGTTGTAGTCGACGTAGATGTTGATGTTGATGTGGTAGATGTCGAGGTTGATGTTGTTGATGTTGACGTCGAGGTTGATGTAGTGGTAGTAGTAATATTACCACCGAATCTAGGTCTAGTAACTGTGGGATCAATAAAGTTTTTACTATCTTGACTTTTTACATCATAGGTAAAAATTGTAGCATATTCATCATCTAGATCTGAATAAACAATAATAACAGGCTTTCTACCATTATAGTGGGGTGTCAGCATCAAATGTTCAAGCCTAATATCAATGTTGACTGGTTTATTTTGTATGAAATTATCTCTAAAATGAACCACATTTGACACCGGGTCAATACTGAAATATATATAGCCGCTACGATGATAGTCAAATCTTTCTAAAACATAATTGATAACACCACTCATGTATCTGCCGGGCAAAGGTATATAATTATCCGACAATCTGTACAATATGATACTACGCCCAATAGTTTGATAGGTTGATCCAAATCGCATACTATTGGCAGTGTCTAGACTTATGATATCTTCCGCTCCGTGTTCAACCGCCGGAGTGTCAAAATCGGTATCATATCTGCTTAAAAATAAATCACCAAAGCTGTAACAAGAGTTACCACTAAAGGTAATGTAACTGGTAACAGGTGCTATATTAGCTCTTTCTAATGCAATGTTTGCTGCGTAATGATAACCTACATTAAGAAAAGTATTAGTAGTGCTAGTTACTCCTTCAATATCATCCCTTACAAAAACTCCACGTTCTTTTATATCATCAAAGTAATTGTTAGTTAATCGCATACCCATTTGCAAAGGTGCTATATTTGATAATACTTCTATGCCTTGAAAGAGGTCTTTAAATAAGCATCCATCAATTACTATGTCTTGTATGGTTTCATCTGCTTGGATGACAATTCCATTTGCCATGCCTATGAAGTCACAGTCACTAAAATAATAATCAGTGGCTGGATAATAAACACTAGTTATTTTGATACAGGCCCCGTAATCCTGGTATAAAGGTTTTACATAAGGGCCCACAAACCTACATTTGTAAAAGTTAACATGGCTGGCAGAATCAATCAATCCCACATATTTGTAAGCAGAGCTTTTCATTTCAAAAGTGATATTTTGAAATTCAATTGGTCCCGGCTGCAATCCACCTTCTAGCATAGTCTGGTCATATGCACCTCGACTATTAGTAGTCTTAAAAATACCAGGTGCAGCAAAACTCATTTGTCTTATGATCACACCATCACGCCCGGCCCCTCGTAAGGTAACATAAGGCGGTATTCTTAGCTCACCGTAAATATTATAAATTCCAGGATGGAAATTAATTATCCTACGTGTTTCTTCACTGGTGTATAGACTATATCTGTCATAAATTTGATCTATGGCACGCTGTATAGCATCTAAGTCATTGGCGATTCCGTTGCCCAAAGCTCCAAAATCTTTAATATTAACATTATCGTCTAATTTTTCTTGAATTCTTCTGCGTATCGGGCTAATGGGATCAGGCCCAGTTTGTGCTTCATAACCACCTTCGACACCCTTGAATCTATACAAAAAATTTGGCAGCATGCCGCTATCGTCAGTTCCGCCTAGTATTCTAAGCAGAGTAGGGCGTGTGATAATTTCGGTGTTTCCTTCTTCGGGTGCACCTTCAATAATTAACCCATTCCCAATGTATAGACGCAGCTCATCAATAGCCCACCCAAATTCACCTCGGGCTAGTCTTCCTAAATCTTGTATAAGGCCGCTACGGACCTGGATTTGACTTACCTGCTCAACCGCCATTATTGTCCTCGTATCGAGTATTTACCGTAATTGGTAATACTCACTAACACGATCACACCAGCGATTAGTCCACATATCAAAATCTGCGGGTTCTAAGATAAACTCTTGGTACTGGGGCTCGGAATCATCAACCGGTCTCACTGACATCATTACAACACCCTTGCGTATGTTAGTACCATGTACTTCATTATGTGCTAGAGCATAGGCAGTTAATTGTAGGAAATAATCATCTATCCATTCTCTGCGTTTGGGTTTATTGCTTTGTTTAAAGTCTAAAATAGCTTCTTCACCCCCATGTACACCCACACAGTCTGTTGTGCCTGCGTACAGTTCGGGAAAATAAAGAGGTACTTCATTACCCCAGACTTCTGAGACATTTTTGAACCCAGACTCTATAATTTTCATGGCCATGCGATGGCTACGCTGGCTTTCAGGATGAGTTCCGGGATTACCGGGATCACCATGTTGAACAAAGTTTTCCAACCATTTGTGCATACGGGTGCCACGATTAGCAGCTTCGGTGGTAATCTGTTGTGCCTTGTCCTCACCTACACGCTTTCGCCATTCAGCTAGTGCCTGTCTAGCTTCCGCAGGTTTGGTACGATCTAATATGGTGGTTACACTGGGTACACGTTCGCCAGTGGGCGTTACGTAATATCGACGTCCATCGAGTGTTTCTCTATTGATTTGTTTATAGTTATATTTTGGATTAAGCATACTAGGATTATACACACCTAGCAAGAAATATGCAACTACGTCCTGCTCAAAGCTGCACGTTTAGCCATTGTGGCCACTGTTTTTTCCGGGTTTGGCCTTCCGCCTGTTGCTGAATCAATCGGTGCAGTCACAGAAGATTCTTCATCGTCATCAGTACTTAATTCTTTGAAGTAAACATATTTTACTCCAGATTCATCTGATTTTATTTCTGATACTAAATTTTGAACAGTGGGATCTTCTTTTACTGCGTTTAATAATAAATCTATGTTAAACATTTCGGATCCAGGTTGTTTACGCACCATGTTGACCAGACTGTCAACACGGATTTGATCAGTCTTGGCACGAAGACCAGATAGAATTGTAACAAGATTGAAGTTGGAGGATGAATCATCCTCCAACACAAACTCACGTGCTCGCATTAACGCTTGGCTCTACCAACCGGCTCATCACCACCGGCAGCAGCATCGGTGGCACCGAATTCATCTTTACCGGCATCTATATCTAGGTCACTGGGCTCACCGCCCACGGGTGCTCCAGGCATGGCTCCAAGGTCTGACCCGCCCATGGGCTCAGCTGGCATGCCAGCAGGCATCATTGAGGCACCTTGTTCACCGGCAAGTGCCCGGGCTGATGTGTCAGCCGTTTCACGTGCCTCACCGAGAGCCTGACTAATATTAGTCAATAAATCTCCCATGCTTTGTTTAAAAGCATCGGCTTCTTGCATACCAATTTGATCACGTATGGTATCAATTAGAGCAGGTAGTTGTTCTACTTGCATTTTACTAACACGTTCAACCATGTCTTGAATACTGTCAACCATGTCTTTGGCTGCAAGAATGGCTTCACTCTTGCCAATCTCACCTTCCATCAAATGTTGATTTTCACGCATCCATTTGCCCAAGCTCTCACGTACCATTAACAATTCCATATACTTGGGATTGCGTTCGGCCGTGTGAACTCCGTAGCTTTTGCGAAGACGAGCTATATTTTCGCTGACTAAGCGATTTAATGCTTCGGCTTTACCATAAGTCATACGTGTATAATCAAGTTTAAAGCCAAAACGTGATTGCAGTAGATTATTCATTCTACCTGAATTTGGTGCGGGGGATAATTGGTTAAGGTTCATTATAACTGTTCCTAAAGATAAAAGTATTTAGCCATTTTTAAACTTTTTGCTAATAGTCTTTGTTTGGTAGCAAGTAGATACCTAGTTTCAGTCAGTCTACCCTCATAGATATTAAAATCAATAATATTCTTTTGTTTGAGAGCACGTCGACTTTTGCCTTCATACAAAGTGACTTCTTGTTGCAGTCTAGTAGTTTCATCATCGTATTTTAAAATAGAATCTGCTAGCTGATAGTTTTTTCTTGTTTGCGACAACGCATACAAAACTGCAACGTTTCTACTAGAGAAAGATTTTTCTATTTCTAAATCGTATATAAACGTTAGATAATATCTGTCATGATATGATTTTATAGCATACTCACCAACGATAAGTCCAGTGTCACCTACTGGAATAATTAAAGGTTTTGTATTATTTTTACCTTTTTTAATTAGTTGATAGAGTTCTTTTTTAGTGAAACGCCGTACACAATTAACAGCTTCTTTTATTGCAGAGTCAATTATTTTTTTGTCGATAATATTCAATTTTTCCATCGTGTTGTCTTCGATATAATACATTCTTATTGACTAGTTGATTAGCGAGATAGACTTCTCTTTCACTCAAAGCTGTGCGTGGCATCTGTGGGGTTTCATTGAATTTGTCTAGCACTTGGGATTCTTCATTAGTAATGGGCAGTTGTATTCCGCCCATGATTTCAACAATTCTCATTTGCTTAAGGCCACTACTAAAGTAATTATGGCACCTACTAGAACTACAATTAAACTTGTTCCAATTGTGATTAGTTGCCTATTATGTTTGTCATTAGCTTCTGATAAACTATTCTTGATGTCCGAAATCATGCCCTCCATGGCACTGACTTTGTTGTCTAAGCTGTCTAGCTTCATGTTCAATTGTCGGTATCTTTCTGCACAAAGTTCCACATGAGCCTCCAAGTTTTCCTTCTCTATATCCGAAGCCGCCATAGTATTTAAAAATCCTGTAAGAGGTAGGCCTAGACTAATGTCGGCCATTAAGTATATTTAAGCCTTTTTGTTTATTTTACAAATGAAAAAGCCCGCTTAGGGCGGGCTTTTATAAGCAAAATTTGCTTAATTAAGCAAATGTAGCACCACTGATACCGTCATAGATATCAACGCTGTTGATTGAACGGCTAGCACCAACCAATGCTGTGTTAGCTGCTGTGCTTAGAGCTGCTGCTGTACCAATGTTGCTTAGACCTTCAACAATTAGAATAACTGTTGCTGAACTTGGTGCACCAACTAAACTAACTGTGCCATACATTTGTGTAGCACGGATAATTCTTTCCAGAGCACTGTCAACTGCTGTGTGGTTAGTAGCGATATCGGCATTAGCGATAAACTTAATAAATTTTAGATCACGTCCAAAAAACTCAGCAGCAGCTACTCCACCTCTTGTTCTTGCAAATACGGCCATTTTATTTTCCTCTCAATATGTTAAAACGCTTTCGCGTATAAATTTATTTATCCAAATGCCAAAATTACTTAGGCTTAGGAGAAAAAGCAGAACTAGGGTCATTAAAATTTGGCTGTGCAAAAGTATCAGCCGGGCTTGGACGATTTCCTGGATTTATCCCAGGACCTTGTAGCATGTGAATGCCTGATTTTTCAAACGCAGCCCGAGTCATTGGTCCTAACCGAATAGGGGACTGCGAACTAATTTGATTTCCTCTGACTTGATGTGACGTAAATTGCCCGTTCTTATATGTAATAAAGTTCTCACCCTCTTTATCAAGTACACCTTGTTCCTTAGTGTCTTTGAAACTGGCTAGATAGAATCCATTACCGAGATCTTTTGTAATGTCAACTTGTGTGCTTATACCGATTTGTTCGTTTATGATATCTAAATAACGACGCATTAGTTCTGTGCTCATGATTTTATCCTTCGTATGCCCCTGGCAAATTTACTTGAATCACCAGAACGTATACTATTGACTAGTCTACGCTCTAATTCGCCTGCGGTTTCGGGGTCATAATTTTCCCGGATAAATTGTAATAAGTTTATAGCCCCTTGTATCACACTAGATGCACGACTTTCTACAAAACTTTCTCGATCTTTTTGTAATCGTAATGAATCAAGTTCAGCTAATAAACTACGAGTCTTTTTCTGCAACATTTCCTCCCGGGTTAATTATTTATTGATAGTCGTTGTTTTTGAATATAAATACCGTTACATTATGGTCTTCAAAGAGGTTTTCAATCATGGACACAATCGACACCCAGTCAGTGCACAGGCTATTTGACAGGTTTACTAGAACATGCCCCGATACGGACGAGTATAACACAAGATTAGCAGAAGAAACAGAACTAATCTTTAAGCTAAGATTCGCTGAGTACTTTCATCAAATATGCGATATTTTAGACCTATCACGTGACATTCCACATATGACAAGAGGTAGCGCAGGTTCAAGCCTGGTCTGCTACCTACTTGGTATAACTGATGTAGACCCTATACGCTGGAACATACCCCTAGCTCGCTTTATCAATCCCTTACGAGATGACTTGCCCGATGTAGACATAGACTTTCCTCATTGGGCACAGGAAACTGTGATGCAGCGTATATTTGATCGCTGGCCTGGACATACAGCTAGAATCAGTAACTATGTCAAGTTCAAAGACAAATCAGCACGTCGAGAAGCTGCTCGCAGATTGGGTGCCACAGGCCGACTGCCTAGAAACTTTAGCTATGAAAAACTAGGTATAGACCCAGTAGAAGCACGTAGAATCGAACGTAAACTACTAGGACAAAAACGTGCTATCAGTAAACACTGTGGTGGTATCTTAGTATTCAAGTTCAAACTACCTAAGAGCCTTAAAAATGGCGAAAATCAAATCCTATTAGACAAAAATGAAATAGAAGATCTCGAACATCTCAAAGTAGACATTCTAGCCAATCGTGGCTTGAGCCAACTAATAGAAATTGATGCCACACGTTCGCTAGAAGATTATCCCGAAACCGATGATGCCACTGTAG